TACCTGCTGTATTGTATGAAGTTTGAATCCACATTTGTGCAGGCCAATTATTGTGTTGTTCTAAATATTGTTGACCTACTGCTTCGTCTTCAACTCCGTCAGCATTAAGCATATCAGAATTATTCAAGGTTAATACTTGAATAACTTTACCGTTCGCTCCTAGTTTTGCAAAATGTGCCATAATTATTCTCCTATTATATATTAATTTTTATCCTTGTTCAACTATTGAAATTTATACCTTATTATAACAATTCCGCTACCGCCTGCTCCACCATCAGCAAAAGGTGCAGGATCAACTCCTCCAGAGGCTCCACCTCCACTTCCCGTATTTACTGTTCCAGCTTGACCAACACTACCAGGTTGAATACCTGCATCACCACCACCACCTGCTCCACCTAAACCTTTTAAAGATTGACAAGAATTTTCTCTAGATCCACCGCCTCCACCAGCTCTTACAACTGCAGATCCTGTAATTGAACTAGGTTGTCCATCACCCCCATCACCACCTTTTCCAGGGCCTGTATTTGTTCCTGCTTGTCCTGCTGCACTCGCTCCTCCTCCACCAGAACCAACGTGATTTCCAGATGTTGAGGCAGTTCCTCCAGGAAACCCTTGAGGGGGACTAACAGGAGGTGTGTTTCCGTTTCCTCCTAAATTAGGAGCACTTGCTGTTCCACCACCACCTGAACCTCCTGATCTTGCTGCTTGACTTGGACTATTATAGCCTGTAGATCCTCCACCTGCAGATATAATTGATGAAAAACTTGAATTACTGCCATTTGTACTTGGTTGAATACTAATTGCACCTGCACTTCCTGCTCCTACTACAACTGGATAACCTTGAGCTGTTACGGGTAAAGCACTTACACATGCTCCTAATGGTGATCTAGAATAACAACCTGAAGCAGCACCAGAAGATTCTCTGTAACCACCAGCTCCACCACCACCTCCACCGTAACCAGAAGCTCCGCCAGCTCCCCCTGCTATAACTAAATAATCAACTGAATTGGAACCTGCACAATTACCAGCACAAGAAACACAAAATGTTCCAGGTCCTGTAAATGTATGAATTTTATAATCTCCACATTCTGTTATTGTTCCACCTGTCGCTGTTACGAATGCTTGAACTTCACTAAAATCAGATGCTTTTGCAGCATCTGTAGGAACCCAACCTCTAGTAGCATCTATATAAACTAAAGTTATAGATTGACCTTCTGCAGTAACTTCAAAATTGTTTGCAACTCCATCAATATTAGATCCATTTCTATCTAATAATAATTGATTTGTGTCAAATGTATTTGCATAATCTTTAAAAGCTACGATGTCTCCAGCACTTGGAGTTGCTGGTAAAGTTGCTGTAATTGATCCTGAAGTCGTATTAACAAAATATCCATTTCCTGAAACTGCTGTGAAGGAAGCTGTCTTCGCAGTCGTATCCCAAGATACAGCTCCTGTAGCACCAAAACCTGCTGCCGTACCGTTGTTCGTGATCGTTACACCTGAGGGAATAGTTATAGTGTCACCACTATCTCCTAGTGTGACTGTACCACACGCTGTTCTTGGACTAATTTTATTTACTTTTACTTCACTCATAATTTACCTATTGAAATTTGTACCTTATTATTACGATTCCGCTACCGCCAGCATTACCGTTACTATTAAAAACAGCTCCGCCACCATTACCTGTATTTGCAGCACCTGCAGGACCACCTGGGTTACCGCCATCAGCACCATTTGCACGTTTTATAGGGCTTGCATTAATTGAGGAAGTTGCACCATTTCCAGATCCCGGCGAAAGTGCTGATCCTCCATCTGCACCAGGGATTGGATCACCTGGATTTCCTTGAGGCGGACTAACGGGAGGTTGGTTACCTAATCCTGCTGAACCACCTCCACCTGCAGGCCCTGAATAACCTGCTCCTCCTCCTGAGCCTCCTGGGTTACCATTTCTAGACGACTCTGTACCGCCATATCCATGTCCAGAAGCTCCTCCACCACCTCCAGCTGATGTGATAGATGAGAAAATTGAATTACTTCCATTACTTCCCGTATTAGGTAAAGAAGTACTACCACCTCCGCCACCACCTACTGTAATTGGATAAGGTTGAACTGAAACTGGTAAAGCTGAAACACAAGCTCCTAAAGGACTTACTGTATATGAACCAGATGCTGTACCTGATGATTCTCTGTAACCTCCAGCACCTCCTCCACCTGATGGATCACTAGTCTGTGATTTACCACCACCTCCACCACCAGCTACCACTAAATAATCTACTGTATTTGAACCTATAGGATTACCTACAGAACAAACTGTAAAAGTTCCAGGTCCTGTAAATGTATGAATTTTATAATCTCCTGAACAAGTTATTGTTCCACCGGTTGCTGTTATAAAAGTTGGGTTTAATCCTGCTTGTCCTGTTGATTCAGCTGTATTAATCCAACCCTCTGTTGCATCTACATATACTAAAGTTATTGATTGACCTTCAGTACTTGCTATTAAATTAGCGGCTGCGCCACCAATTTTTTCTGAACCATTAGGTGTTATTGTTAAATTATTTGTTTGAAAAGTTCTTGTATAGTCTGCAAAAGAAACTATTGCTCCAGCAGAACCTGCTGGTAAGTTAACTGTAAAAGCTCCACCACTTGTATTACAAAAATATCCATTCCCAGATACTGCACTAAACGTTGCAGTTTTAGGAGTTGTATCCCAGTCTACGGTCCCCGTTCTACCAAACCCTGTCTGTGATGCACCACTCGCTAAAGAAATAGTATCGCCACTTGCACCTAGTGTAATTGTTGTACCACACTGACTAACTAAATTTCCACCATCACTTGCTTGAATTGCATTTGATTTTACTGCAGTACTTCCAACAACATTAGTTGCTGTAACTGTAGTTGCATTTACATTAGTTCCTGCGATTGTAGTTGTTGCACCGCATTTAGTGACTACTGCACCGCCGCATTGGTTTTCTATGTTATCTACTTTTATTTTACTTGTCATAATTATTGAAATTTATACCTTATTACTACTATACCTGAACCGCCACTAATTGGACCAAGATTAGATCCTCTAGCTCCAGCTCCACCTCCGCCAGTATTTGCATCCCCTGTACTTCCTCCAGCACATCCTGTAGAAGTTGCTCCACCACCTACACCACCAGCTTGACCATTTGCACCACCTCTACATATACCTGCTCCACCACCTGCATAATATCTAAATGAACCACAAGATTCACCATTTAAACCAAAAGCTGTTGGAAGTCCTGCTCCAGCTCCACCTATTTCTGGATCTTGTCCTCCAGCTGCAGTTGCACCACCTCCACCTCCACCATTAATAATTGGGTTATTAGTACCACTAGCAGGATAAGGGTTATGTCTGCCACCAGGATTTCCTTGTGATGGGGATACAGGAGGTGTATTTCCTGAACCTGCTTCTCTTGTTGTGGTCCCATTTGAACTTTGTGAACCTGCTCCTGATCCACCAGAAATATCTGATTCAGGAAAAGGAGAAGGAGACGAAAATGCACTTCCTCCACCTGCAGATGTAATAGTTGAAAATGTTGAATTAGATCCTGGTATTCCTGGTCCAGCCCCTGTACCTGGATTAGCAGCACCTGCTCCAACAGTGACTGGATAACCTTGAACTGTAACTGGTAAATTTGCAGGGCCTGCTAAAGGTTTTGCAGGATAAGTCAAAGGTGATAAACTTGGTGCAGCAAATCTAAAACCACCTGCTCCTCCGCCTGCTCCTCCGCCTGAACAACCACCACCAGCTCCACCACCTGCTACTACTAAATATTCTACTGTTTCTGAACCTAAAGGATTACCTGCATTTATAACTGTAAAAGTTCCTGGACCTGTGAATGTATGAATTTTATAATCTCCACAACAAGTTATTGTTCCACCTGTTGCTGCAACAAAATTATTAACGTTATTTGATTCTTGAGTTAAATTCCAACCTTGTGTTCCATCTACATAAATTAAAGTTGCTGTTTGATTCGTAATATTTAATGTAAAATCTGCAGCACTCCCTCTAATGTTTGATCCATTTCTTCCAACTGTTACATTATTAGAAGTAAAAGTCCCTGCATAGTCTGATATTGAAACTATATCTCCAGCAGATGGACTTGCTGGCAATGTTACTGTAATAGCTCCTGATGTAGTATTAACAAAATAACCTCTACCACTTACAGCAGTAAATGCTGCTGTCTTTGCAGTCGTATCCCAATTAACGGTTCCAATACCAGCAATGCTAGTATCAGATGCGCCAATAGTTAATGTAGTTCCGCATTGTGGTTCGATTGCATTTACTTCTATTTTACTCATTAAATAATTACCAATGTCCCTGTTATAGTTTGTGTTCCAGTAACAGTTACTGGTCCTGCTAATACGCCTGAATCTAGAGTTTGATCTTGATCTAATGTTGATGCATGAGTAACCACATATCCTGTTGCTTCCATCACTGGAGAAATTGCTTTCTTAGCAGGGATAGTACAAAATACATCTTTTTCCCCTATACCAAAATTAATTTTAGCTGTAGTTCCTAATGAATTACTTATGACCGTGTCTCTTGATAGAGTATCTGTTGCAGCATCGGTAACTGTACCAACGCCAACTTCGAATTCATCTGTTCCAGTATTTGTGATACAGTAATACGTAGTATTACCATTACCTACACCCGATACAAATGAAACAAAGTCTTGAGAAGCACCAGCCAAGTCGAACGTTCCCGTTCCAGTAGTGGTGCTTGTCTCTTTAACTCTATCGTTAATGACAAGTGCCATCTATCCTCCTTAACTAATTCTTAGTATTGCTGCCGATGTTGTAAATGCAGGGAATTGAATAGTGAATGTTCCAGCTGTTGCTGTTTTATCTCCACCAAAATCTAATACTGCAACTGCATCAGTAGTACCAGTACCACCATCAGTTGTTGTGTTATAAATTAAAGCTCCTTTTGCTGTTAATGTAACACCTGTAAATGATAAATTAGCAAAACTTGTAATTGCTACACCTGAAGAAACTTTAACCCCTTGATTAACAAGTGCTTTACCACCTGCTGTATAACCAGATGAAGATACTTCTGTATTAGCTCCACCACCTGGGTTTGTTGCATAGTTTTCTGTAGATGCACCTAATACTGCTAACGATGTATACATCGCTAATTTATATGTATCTGATGCAGCATCAAAATCATGTTTTCCTTGTAGTAACTCTTTTTTGAATGAGTTACAAATTGCATTTGTTGTTATAGCCATTTTAATCTCCTTAATTATTTGGTGATGGTGACGGTACTTTTAATCTTGGTACGCCATCATCGAATTCTGCTCTTCTTCTTCTACCCATTTGTTGAATAGCGAAAGCTTGTATTTCTTCATTATACTTTGTTTTATATAGATTGTACATATCTATAGGCCCTTTTAAATATAAAAAAGCTTCAGTTAAAACTCCATGTAATAGCATTGATTGTTGATACTGCGATAGATAAGTACTGTTACTGCTATCAAAATGAGGGGGAGTAATAATGTAATTTAGTTGTACCCCATAGGCAATATCTGGTGTAGGCGCTACAACAATGGTTGATTCATCCCAATTTGCATAATATTTTGGTTTTCCTGTAGTACCTGTACTATTATATTCTGATATAAAACTCGTATCTCTTTTTTCCATAAATTGTCTATTACTTGTAATTGTTGCATCAGCAAATACTTGAAGTGATCTAATAATTAAAAAATCTGCTGGAGTAACTAAGTATCTTTTATTAGCTGTAAATGAAGAAGTTGCGTATTTTCTAGTGTCATCATAATCAACTTGTCCTGCAATATCTAATTCTGTATTTCTAATAAATTGATCAATTAAAGTATCGGATAATACATTACTATCTACTTCTGTATAACTTCTTACCTGTGTTAAAAAATCTGAATAACTTATTGCCATTATGTCCTCACATATCCTAAAGCTTCATCGGTGTTAATTTCATTAGGGTCAGCCAATATATCTATTCTTTTAATAGACTCAACATTACCTTTTTCATTTCTAAAAGCCGTCTCTACATTTTTTATATTTTCAGAAGATTCATAATTTTCTTCTAAAGAGGATATTTCATTTGTTGAATAATAAAATTTATAAGTAGCCATTATGTAATACTCACGGTTACGGATTTAATTCCAATAGATAACTGTCTTCTTCTATTTTGTAAAGATGGGTCTGCAGGAATCATAGCAGAGGTTCCTTGATTATTAAATGCAAAATCTCCAGGTAATTCTAAATCAGCAACACCAACTGATGCTCCTCCAGAATCTGCAAATAAACCTGCTACTAAAGTAGGTTGTTGAAATTTTTGTGATCTTGGATTTTTTAAAGCTATTGCATCTGCTTTATGGTATGGTGGATCCAGTTGTGGATGTTTTGGTTCATACTCAGATATATGTACTAAAGAACCATTCCACTCTTTGACCATTTGTGTATATGGAAATGCTTGTCCTGATCTATCAGATATAGCTTGTGATTTTTTACCTCTTGCATAAGACATTACACACCATCTCCAAAATAAGTTTGAGGTGATATATAAACAGAAGTTCTAGAGCCATCTTCATTTAATGCTCTTAATAACTCATCCTCATATAATTGTTTTAAAAGTTGTATTCTATCTGGTGCGTTTTTTTGAGATAAGTAATAAGCTAATCCTGCACACATACATGGTAAAAATCTGTAAGCAACATCTGCAGTATTAGTAAATGCACCTGCATCTTCTATTCTATTAATTGTATAATATTTTAAAGTTGTATACGTTGTTGCATCTGGCGCTAAGTATAAACTAATCGTAGGTGTTGTTTGTCTGTTCACATAGTATTGTGAAGGTTGTCCAGTTGCTAATTTATTTGGTAAAGCAGCATATGCTGATCTATCAATTTTTGTAAGTGAAATATCGTTAGTAGATGAATTATCTCCTGCAGCTGCAGTTGTAGAAATGTATGCTTCTAATACATCATTAACATCTGTTGGAGTATTATAAGTTGCAGTTCCTGCAGTTAAGGCTTGTTCATTGAGTTGAACTT